AACAAATCTAGATCCTACCAATCCTTCTTCTGGGTCATCTGAATATAAATAAAAATCTATTTTTCCTGGATCTTCAGTTTTTATTTCACCAAATGGATCTATATAATTAAATTTGCCTCCTTGCTTTGCAAAAGGATTAATCGTGATGTCGTCTTCTGTCAACTCATGTGGGAATAATTCTTTAAAATCTTCAATCATTTTTAATTGTTTATCATATGTTAAATTTTGATTATCAGGAATGTTTTTCAACGCACCAACATCCTCTGGGATCTTTCCCAAAGATTTTAATAATGCTTCTAATGCTTTACTTATTTTTGCCACTGTGAACTTTCTGTATCTCAAAAGTTGCTTTTTGGCTCGCACCTTTGTGTGGCTTGTATCCTCCAGCTGGATTCTTCATTAACTTATAACCTTTGCCAGCTTTCATCCAATGAAAACCTTTTGGTGCCTCAACTGCTTTTTTTGCCATTTTTACTCTCCTTTTTATTTTTTAAAACTTGTTTTGCTTTTTTAAAAATACTTGCAACTTCTTTCTTCCCCATAACTTTTGCTCTTTGTTCTCCAACTGTTAATATCTGAACCTTTCGAGCATATGGTTTAGATATCTTTTTTACTTTGGCAACTGTCTTGCGAGCATCTGTTGGTGTAGCAAATTTTATACTGACTGTGTCTTTAGGATTTTCATCTGTATATAATCTTCTGCCACTGCCCTTTGGTTTTTTGCCTGTGCCTTTTTTAGGATCAGGTCTTTTTTTTGCCACTTTTCTTTTTCCCCTTTAATAAATCTGAATCTGCTTTTCTTGCTCCACCTTTGCCTGTCACAAAGCTCTTCACTCTACCCATTGCCCATTGGTGTGCTGAAGTTTTTGGTCTGCTGCCTGATGAGTAATAAGCACCCAATCCTCTTTTATAAACCTTGTCAAGTTTTTCTTTTGAGAACTTTCCAGCTCCAGGAATAGAACCATATTTACCACCACTTTTCTTTTTGGTTGCTTTTGTTGCCATTAGCTTTTGCTCCTCCTTTTAGATATTTTATCCATCATAGCAGGTGTCAATTTACCCTGTCTGTAAAGTTTGGATGTTCTTTTTATTTCTTTTTCTCTTGCCTTTGGGTTCTTTGCTCCTGAAACATATTTCTTTGGAACACCCTTTTTTGTTTTGGCAACTTTTTTAAACTTTCTTTTTCCTGGTCTTTTGGCCATTACTTTTTCTTCTTCTTTTTCTTTTTTAGTGCTTTAAAATCTGCACCTGTTATTTTATTTCTTGGCTTTGCTGCTCTTGCGAGCTTTTTCTGTTTTGGTGAATATTTGCTAAATGGCATAATTAATCACCCATCATTGGACCACCATGACCTAGCATTTCATCCATCATGCCTTTCATGTCGCCACTGTGAACTTTCATTATTTTAACTTTAACACCATCATCTTCATGTTCTTCTTCCTCTTCACCAACACCATATTCCATCTGATGACAGAGCAATAAAAAATTTACAAGTTGTTCTTCAGAAAGTTCAAGACCTTCTGAGTCGTGAGCAAAACCCATCTTCTCCATAAATAGTTCTGCATTTTTATCCATATTGTCTACGTTTATTTCAGCCATTTTATTCTCCTATGCGATTTGCTGTTTAATTTGTTCACCAATTAATGCAACATTTGGCAGACCTTCTATAAGATTGCCTTGAGCATCTACGATCTCGCCATCTTCATTAACTTGCATTTGTTGATCTATGAATGTTGGACTATATCCAAACCTTGTTAAAAAACTGCTTAAAAATCTATCTGGTATGCCACCTTTATATGCTCTTTGAAAATATCTGAATATTGGTTCGTTTGTTGTTGCTGGTTCTGAATCTTGATTTTGCTCCTCACTCATTTGTAATTGAGCATCAAATGATGGCTGTGGACTTGCATATACTGGATCGAATATACCAAATAATTTATCTGGTGGAGTGAACTCTTGCATGACTTGACTTGGTTGTGCGACTGTTCCCAAAGGTTCAAAAGGCATTTGTTGACCTGATGCTTCACCTGTTAATGAATCTAATAATGTTGGCATGCTGTCAACTATTGTTCCTGCTGGCTCACCAAAAACTGCTGAATCTTGAGCATCTTTCATATCTTTTAAAGTTTCAAGAGCTGATAAAGTTCCTGTCACATTACCTTCATCATCTTTCATTGTATAGATGTTGCCACCTTGTATTGTAACTCCTGTGCCTGCTGGTCTTGGTTCTTCTGTAGATGGCAATGGTGTTTTGAATATTAAATCTTGCATTGGCTTTTGAGGTTGCAATGGTGCTGCTTCAGAAGATATTGTAAATCCTTCTTTCTTTTCTTCTTCAGGTGGTGTTGCACCTATTGATCCAAGAACTGAATCTAAAACACCAATGACTGATGGGAAGAATGGTTTGTCCTCTTTTGGTTCATTTTTGTCTGGTGCTGTTAAATTTACTGAACCAAGAACTGAACCTGACTCGCCACCAGCAATGCCACCTATACTTCCCATGGAATCTGTCTTATCTTCTTCTGAACTACCACCTGCACAGACTGAACCCATTACATTCTCCTTTTAGGTTGTTGCATCATTGGTTGCTGTTGTTGCATCATAATGTTTGCGAGAGCACCAACATTGTCACCAAACATTCTCCTTTTTATCTCGTCTATCTTTTGAAGTAAATACTGATTCATGTTTATATTAGCAGCAGGCATTGGTTGTTGCTGCATCTGGCCAGAGAATGCTGCTGGGTTGATTCCTTGCATTGGTATTATTTTTTCATTCATTGCTTAAACATTTCCATTTGTAATTTTGCTGCATTCTTTTCTCTCTCTAATTGTAACTCTGCCTCGAGCTTTCTGATCTTGGATTCAAGCTCAACTTGAGTTTTGGCTTTTGCTATTTCTATATCTTGTTTAGCATCTGCTTGCTTGATCGCAATATCCGATTGAGCTTTGGCTTGGTCAGCTTGTATTTGCGATTGAGTCCTTTGCTGGAGTGCTTGTGCTTCGAGTTGAGCAAGTTGCTGGGCATATTGTAATGGGTTTTGTTGTTGTTGACCAACATTTTGTAATCCTCTAATTGCTTGCATCTGTGGTGCTGCCTGAACAACTTGTGCTGCTCTTTGACTTATTAACATATCTAGTTCTGGGTTGATATCATCAAACTCGAACTTCTTATCACGCACATCTGGTAAATTAGGCAATGGCATACCAATGCTTGCTTCCATCCTCGTGCGATACAATAATGCAATATGTTCAGCAACGTGTGCAACAAGTATTGGTTGCATGCCTTTTGCTCCTGGATTGCCACCGAGCGATGGGTCTGACAGAAACTGTAAATGAACTTGTATATGTGAATCGTGATCTTGCTCTGGGAATGCTCTTATTGGCTTGCCATACATAACAGACATATTCTCATCAATCGGATCTAGTCTTGCTGCTTCTGTTGGCTTTTTTAGAATCTCATCAATGTTTGGTATTCTGATTGCTTCATACATTCTTTTGTATGCTTCGTAATTATCATGCAGGTTTGGTGCTGCTTTTGACATTTGTAATACTGCTTGTGCTTGTGCTATTCTCTGGGCAGTACTAAATATGTTTGGATCGCTGACTGGTATTATGTCAACTCTGTCATTGAAGTCTGCAGCAAAAATTTGTTGTGTTCCACCAGCAACTGAAAACGCAACTTTCTCTGGTAAATATTCTGCATTTAGTTTTGAAAGTAATTTAAACTCTTGACCTTGAGAATGGTGCAGTCTTTTAT